AACTGAACAAATCACTTCTGAAGAAGATATAAAACAAAAAATTGCTGATAACTTTCTAAAAAAGTTAACAGATGATACTGAAGATATTATAAATGGATCCGCAGGAAATGTCATTACTGATGTTATAAAAACAATTAATACATATGGTGGTAGAACATCTAAGAAAAAAAGAAAATCCAAGAAAACAAGAAAATTCAAGAAAACAAGAAAATCCAAGAAAACAAGAAAATCCAAGAAAACAAGAAAATTCAAGAAAAATAAAAAACGTTCTCTCTCAAATAGAAAATGAAACTTTCTTTTCTAGCTTTTCCAACATCTCTTGATTATATACTAAATTACCTGTAGGCTTATATTGTCCGATTGGCGTATATTGTTTCTTATCTCCTTTCGTCTCCTTCCCACCTGCATTTAATAAACGAGTATTTGGATCATTCGGATCCCCCTGTTCTTCTTCTTCGCCTGGTTTTTTCACAATATTCCCTTTTTCATCGACAACAATACCCGTTTTTTTCTTAAACTCATTTCGCGAATAAGTTGGTATCCAATTCTCCCATGAAATAAAAAGAGTATTTGGATGCATATATCGGACAAAAAACCCATTTTCTTCTAACTTAACGACTAAAAAAGCCACACATTCACCATTATCGAAATTCGGTTCGCCAAAAATAAATTCGGGTACAGTAAACCAAATATATTTATCCAAGCGTTTATTACGCCCTGTAAATTGTATACGTTTATGAATACGTCCTAAAATTTTATTAAAAATAGAGAGTTGTTTTAGATCCCGCTGTCGCTTCTTCTCATACAAATCATCAATATTGAGTTTTGTTGAAGCTTCTTCTTCGTCGACATATAAAAGGCATGACATTTATTAATTATTGGTATATTTATTCATAATATTTTGTTTTAGAGAGAAAACCTAATAAATATAATAATTTACTCATTATATTTATCATATTAATTCTTATATGACAATCGAACATCTCGTTATTTCTGGTGGATGTATCTGGGGCTTATATGAATATGGTGTATTTAAACATCTGCATAAGCGAGAGTTTTGGAATATTAATAATATTAAAACAATGTATACTACTTCAGCGGGTGCTATAGTTGGTACAGTTCTAGCATTAAAATTAGATTATGAAACCATGGATACATATTTAATCGATCGACCATGGAATAAAGTATGGAAAGAATGCTCGTATAATTTATTAGATGCATTTAATAAATGTGGTATTTTTCATAAACATTCTTTTATCGAAATGTTTTTACCACTTTTCAAAAGTATGGATATAGATATCAATATTACTATGTTAGAATTTTATGAATTTACAAAAATAGATTTGCATATTTTTATTACAGAATTAAATATGTTTGAGTCTATTGAAATCTCGCATTCTTCTCATCCTGAATGGAAATTAATCGACGCGATTTATACATCGTGTACATTACCCGCAATATTTGCACCCCATATAGATGGTATTAAATGTTATATTGACGGTGGATTTTTCAATAATTATCCAGTAAAACAATGTTTTATGAATGTAGAGGATTATGATACTATTTTGGGAATATGTATTGAGAAAAATGCAGGAGATGAAAATCCTACAGTTATTACAGAAGATTCTAATATATTAGAATTTACTGCTGTTTTGATGAATAAGTTATTCAAAAATATGATCTTTATGAATGATAATACAGGTATAATCAAATATGAAATCATAACATCTACTATTCCTACGACAATTGAACAATTAGAAGATATATCGTGTAGTAAAGAAAAGAGACGGGAAATGATTGAGTTAGGTGAAGCGGATGGGAAAATATATTATGACAAATGGTCAGAAATAACTAATGATTTATAGTGTCGATTGTATAAATTGGTCTAAATGATCGGAAGTGATTTTAGCATCATAATCAATAGTAGTACTATCTTTGGACATTTTAATAGTAGGATAGGCTTCAATATTATATTTACGGATTAAATCTGCGATTTTAGTAGGTGTTGTTTGGACAATACCACTAGCATCCGCAGGTATATCTATAATATCAATCGTTCCATTATCTTCTGTACAGTTAATATCATAACAGTGAATAATATATCCATTTTTCTCTACATTATTATATTGTAATTTAAATGTATTCCATTCGGGCTTAGCAGTTTTACAATGGGGACACCAATCCACATAGAAGAAATAGATATTCGCAATTTTCTTACGTCCATTGGAGTTCGCCATATCTGCTAGAACCTGTTTTTGAGAATACGGCACATAATATTGATTATATGCGTAAAAACCAAAGGCTACAAAAATAAAAAATACGAAAATGGCTATAATAATATTTGCATAGGGTCTTAAATAATCACTAATCACAGTAATAATATTCGCCATAGTATACTATATATTGGATATATTTATTATATATATTATATTCTATTAGAATAAACGGATAATGAAATATGCTAAAAAACAACTAAATCCGAGTAAAAATAACTCAAACTTTTATTTAGGATTCATATATATATATATAAATATTTATGAAACAAAATAAAACACAAAAAAAAACTCCCTTTAAAGATGATCATTATAATAGTAATGATGGTATGTTAACTACAATATGGGGTCCTAGTATGTGGCATTCTTTACATACAATGAGTTTTAATTATCCTGTATATCCAACACCTGAACAGAAAAAACAATACCGAGAGTTTATCTTGAACCTACAATATGTACTTCCTTGTGGGAAATGCCGTAAAAATTTGAAGAAGAATTTTAAGCGGTTACCATTGAATCTATCCGATATGGAATCACGATCGACATTCTCTCTCTATGTTTATAAACTACATGAAGTAATTAATAAAATGTTACATAAAAAATCGGGTCTCTCCTATGAGGATGTGAGAGAACGATATGAACATTTTAGATCGAGATGTACAAAATCACTAACGGAAATTCACGAAAAACGAAAAAAAGAGGCGGAAAAACAAAAAGAAGAAAAAGGATGTACGGAACCCATGTATGGAGAAAAAGCGAAATGTGTTATTCAGATCGTACCACAATCAAAAAAATGTAAAACATTTAATGTTCATAAACAATGTATAAAACGTAATCTTACTAGAAAAAAGATTTAGTCGATATTTTTACAAGAAACTGTTATGAGAAAAAAAGATAAAATATATATGGATTGATATATATATTATATGTCTACTGATAGTATTAAATTTACTAGTGAATATATACCAGAAGATAATTCAAATAATTCAAATAATATTAATCATCTTAATCATGTTAATCCTAAAAAAGACCCCATACCTTTTTGGGGTGTAAATCCAAATATTCTCTTCCAAAATCAATATATTACCGAGTTTTTCCCAGTGAATGGAATGTCGTTTAATCAAAATTTAAATGCTATTAGTCGGTCTATTATTCTTTTATCAGTCGTCGGGTTTTTATTAACCCGTAATTTTAATTTCTTTGGTGCACTTACCATCACTATGATTGCGATTTATTTTTATTATCAAACGCAACGACCAAAGTCGGAGGTTGAAGGCCTTAGTAATGCAGGTTTAGCTATCGTTGGTGATCCTAGCTATAATAAAAAAGGCATCGTACCTGGGGTCGATGGATCGAATTCCGTTTTTGATAAAGCGACCCCATCAAATCCATATTCAAATGTACTACTAACCGATTATGATATGAATCCGAATAAAAAACCCGCACCTCCTGCAGGTACCACCGTCGTATATAATACTATTTTAGAAAATGCAAAAAAAACAGTTATGGAATTAAATAGCGACCAACCTGATATTGCCGATAAATTATTTAGAGATTTAGGGGAAAATCTAGAATTTGAACAATCCATGCGAAATTTTACATCGAATCCAGCGACAACCATACCGAATGATCAAGCAGCTTTTGCAGAATTTTGTTATGGTGGTATGATATCATGTAAAGAGGGAAATGCTTTTGCTTGTGCTAGGAATTTAGATAGACATACCAACTAAAGGGAAACCAATGGTTTCCCTTTAAAACCCATCCTTTCCGATTGGTATTATTGAAAGTGAACCATATTTTTTCATTAAAGACCCTCCTATCCTGTTGGTATTATCTGTAGGGTATTATCTGTAGGGTGTTATCTCTAGGGTCTTGATTATCAATAAATAGTGTTTTAGAAATTACTTATAAAATATCTTAAAATAAATATTTTATAACTATATATCAAATAAGAAAATGAGTTTAAATAACACAAGTAGTTATCTTTTTAACAGTATGGGACGTATCGGTATAGATATTACCGATCAAACTGCGCAAAATCTTCATAATACACGTTTTGGAAATTATATGGTAGCTAATTATTTTAGCGATAGTACTACCGGTCAACAAGTTCAATTTGCTACCCAGCAACCAAATATTATGATGAATGCGAAATCAGGGGTGGCTTCTGGTGCGATCGACCAATATTCGTTTTTATTACAAAATACAGATTCGGAGAGACCTTTAGAAAAACTTTCATTAAATGAACGCCTTTTTAGAACCGTTCCTTATTTAGGAAGAGGTTCTGGAGATCCTACATTAGAATCCCAACTTTTACAGGGTGAAACTGTTTCTGATAAGAAATCGGTTGCTACTGTTTCTGAAATGACCTATATGAATCATGCAAATTTTCCTATGATGGATGATTTAAAATCGCGTATTGGAAATCCTGCTTATTCTATCGAAGAGTCTGCTTTAGATGGATGGACAAGAGGAGGTGCTTCTGCAAGAGATACTCAATTTGCAAGTAATTCTCGACCCACTGGAAATGGTTATTAGGTGATTAATTTATTTTATACATATATTATATAAAATGACAGACGAGGATCAAATGGATAAATCACCAGAAGAAAACATGCACAAAGAAATATTAAGCAAACTAGTTACTCTTGAGGAAAAAATAGATACTCTTGATGTTAAAATAGATACTCTTGGAGAAAAACCGAATGTTGCATCTGAAAATACGGAAACGGGAGATATGGAAACGGGAGATATGGAAAAGGGATCTACTCCAGAATTTATTGAAGGTACTCCAGAATCTATTGAAGGTACTCCAGAATCTATTCCAGTTAATACTCCTGCTGATGCTGATGCTGCAATGCCTGGAGGAACTCGCCGTGTTAAATTCTTCGATATGTTTAAACTAAAACGTACTCGTCGTCGTCGTACCGTTAAAAAGACTCGTCGTAGAGGTGGTAGAAAAGGATCCAGACGTCGTTAGAATATAAAAAGACAAGACAAGACAAAGACAAGACAAGAAAAAGACAAGACAAGAAAAAGACAAGACAAGAAAAAGACAAGACAAGAAAAAGACAAGGTTATAAAAAAATACAATAAAAATACAAGAAAAACAAATATCAAAGATACTATAAAAACACGCATAGTTTAGTGGTAAAGTCCAAACATGTGTCCTGGGTTCAGAGTGTAAAAAAACAAAAAACAATAAATCTATATAAAATGTATTGTTTTAGAATATATATTCAACCAATAGATGTATATCACCTATTCAACAAACGCAGAATATCGCCAAGCCCTCCGTAAATTTTGTGATATGTCTTGTAATGATATATCGATAGAATACGAAGAAATCGACGATGAATCAAAAGACGAATTATTATACGATCCAAATTCAATGGAAGAAAAAATGGATGAAATATTTAAGAAAACAAAAGACGACCCCCTTTGGATCGAATTATATAAATTAGCAGCAGCAAAATTCTTCTCTACGGATTTAGAAATCGGGTTAACTGTACTCTTTTCCTATCATTATTTCCCGGGATTTTATAACTGTTGGATATCGTTTTCTCAAAATCCAGATAATTGGTCTAAAACAAACGAATCCTATCTTTTATTATTATCTATACTTTAATATATAATGCCTCGTTGTAAAAAAGGAACTCGTAGAAATAAATCTACTGGAATTTGCGAATCTTCTAAAAATAAAACATTATCCAATCACCGTGTTAAACTTATTTTAGAAAAAGAGAGAAAATTTAGAAAAGAATCAGATAGATTATTGAATACTTCTACTTCTATGTCTTCCCAACTTATGAATCAATATAAAGAGAAGTTATCAACATTACATTTTGAAAAAGATGTTAAATTAAATAAAATAAATGATTTGGGAACTGCTTTAAGAAAAAGCATAGAACATAAAAATGATTTTGGACAAATGATGTAAAATATCATAAATAAATTTATTTATTTTTTTATGATATATGAAAATAGGAAACACGAAATAGGAAATACCTAAAAATTCGCCAAGGCAGTCAACATATCTAACTTTTCTAAAAAAGACCCCTCGGTTTCTTCTATTCTATCATATGCAAAAAGCTCGTTATATCGATTTAGTTTCTCAAATAAATTTTGGAAATGGAGCCCATCATAATCGTCTTCTTCTAATACAATTTGATGAAGTTCAATGGTATATTTCTCGCAAAATTTATTATTTAATAACTTTACCCAGTTTAATAATGTAGTCAAATGTTCAGAAGAAAAAACCGATTGATAATCAATATATCGATGATTATTTACACTATCATTTTCAATTCTTCTACGAGTTCCATAACAATAAAAACTATCTTCGAATTCATCATACAGAATAATCAATCGATTATCTGATTTTAGTTCTTTTGTTTTTAGATCAGTATCATATTCGACCATATAAAGTATATTAAATCTGGGCATTATCCGATGGATAAGTTATATTAAGTTAAGTATCTAAATCATTTATAATTATTATTTGTAAATCGCTATTTATAAAATTATTTTATGAGAGAAAAACTTATATATAAAAAACATTGTAAAAACAATATAAAAAAAGTCGACCATTTCTCTCAAATGAGTAGAACAATAACTACACAATCAGAACTTTTGATGCAAAATTTAGTGGATTATTATAAAGATAATTCTAGACTATTTCGCATGATTGGTATTATAAATGGTGAATCTAATATTTCTCTCAGATTGGTCGATTGGTTTGTAACGAATTATGCGAAAATGAATTTTACAGTTTATGAAATCCAAAATGAAAATTCTAGAGAGAATTACAGATTTAAAGTTTATCACGATTATAAATTGAAATTAAAGGCATATTCAAAAAAGAGATTCGATCCTTTTTGTCGTTGGGATAGAATCCAATTTCCCTATGATGAAAATAATAGTATTGAGACAACGATTGGACAACTCAATTTTTTCAAATGGGCATTTGATAATCGAATCATTGAATATATTCAGGCGAATTTATCGGCTATCGAAAAAGATATGAATGCGAGGAATAGTACATCGAAAACAAAACAATCGCGTTCGTCTGTAACTTCGGATTCAACCACGGACTCTTCTACGGACTCTCTTGATAATTCTAAAACACGTAAAAAGAGAGAAGAACTCTCTGTTTCTGCGTGTAAATGTATTAAAAAGGAAAATGTCAAGATTGTGGTGAAATTTTCTTGAAGATATTTTATCTTTTTGGATTTTCCAAAATAAAATTCTCTCAAATATTATTGATTGATTCATAAACAATAATATTTAATTAGGAAGTACGACGGGTCGACTATTATATTCTACCCATTTATTTCGGATAATATAAATCGATGAAATCGTTAATAGCGATATTTCAGTAGAAGACCTAATTATCATTGGATTGTCTTTATTCATTATACTATAATATATCCACATAGTCGAGGAAGCAATACTTAACATACAAAATATCAAAGATAGTGAATTAGTACTTTTATTTTTATAGATAAGAAACATAAAAATGATTCTTCCGATTACGGATAACGAGGTTGCAGTATATGGTAAATAATGTAAATCCGTGGCCATTTATTTTTATTATATTATTGAATAGTATTGAATATATTTTATTTATTTTGGAATAAAATATATAAATCTCTCAACCCCCATATTTTTCTATTTTAAATTTGTCCAAAACAATTCATTTCCAATAAATTATTTATTTTGGAAAACTTATTATGCTAACCCTAATAGAACATCGATATCATACGTATCCTGGCCTGCCTTCTCCATATCCTTCTTCTGTTTCATCAGTCGTTTCTTTTCATCTCTCGTTAGTTCCTTCTTTTCTTTTGGTTTTTCTTCGATTTTATTTCCGAGAGAATCGAATTTATCTTCGGCTTGTTCGAGATTTAACTTTTTGGAATCCTCCTTTTCTTTACGTTTTCTCTCTTTTTCCAAAGCCTCAATCATATTATCACCAAAAACAGTCATTGACCCATTTTCCAAGAGCCATTTCTCTCGTGTAATCGCATTATAGAAATCGTCATTATGGGAAATTACTAGTACACCACCTTTGAATCCTTTGATTGCATCCGACAGAGCATTTGTGCTCTCGCGATCGAGAAAATTTGTTGGCTCATCGAATATGATCACGTGGGGTAGAAAAAATGTAGCCGCTGCTAAATAACATCTCATTTTCTGACCAGATGAGAGCGCATTAATTTTCGTATGTTGGGCGATTTCTGGCTCTAAACCAAAACTATTCATATGTTTTTGAATCTCTCCAGTCGTTAGCTTCCGCTGTCCCATCATCGATTCCATTGCTAACTTCTCATCGAATTCTTTTACCATTTTCTCATATCCCATTTCTACGAGTTCACCCTTTGTAAACCACTGAACCAATTCGACAGTACCCTCGGATTTTGCCTCGTATTCATGCTCTCTCTTTCCTGCGCGTCTAGAACCGAGTTCCTTAATTATAAATGTCTTATTCAGTTTCGCTTTTTGTTTAATTGCCTCGATTTCCTCTTCTGTTAAAGTAAGGGTATTCTTATTCGCTTGTTCTCTATCCGAACCAAGGCGGTAACGCCACATCACATATTCAATCGGCGTCAACTGTTTATGTGGATCGAGAGAAGCAGAGATATTCTGTGGAATATAGGCCATTCGTAAATTCGGATGTCTCTCAATGACACCACCATTTGGTTCTAATTCTCCAACGAGGATTTTCACCAAGGTCGATTTCCCCGCGCCATTTACACCCGCAATAATAATTCTGGCCGCCTGGCTTACCTGAACAGTAATACCACTCAATTGTGGTTTTGGTGCCGTTGGATACTGGAAAAAACAATTCTTCATACTGAGAACCGATTTTGTGAGAGATTTCACACCCTCGAGTGGCCCTGGGTCAGGAATACTGAACGAGAGAACTTCTTGTGAAGTGGTCTGGAAATAAAAGGCTGCCTCAGGTTTCTGTTTTACAAATTCAGTAACATTACCGCGATAGACTTTGAGTTTAAGAGTCTCATAATGGATCATATTCGTACAAACTTCGTCCATGAATTTAATATCGTGAGAGATGATTAAAAATGTCGTATTTTGGGTTGTTTTAATATAATTCTTCAACCAAATACAACTGAGTGCATCAATATGATTGGTCGGCTCATCCATCAGAATCAGAGGGTCCGCAGCGAGTTTTGCTAAAATCAAATTCACACGCTGGACATTTCCACCGGAAAGTGTCGAGAGAGGCGAATTCATCATATGTTCAGTCACATAGAGTTCGGCCAGATTCCGTGCGATTTCCTCTCTACTAATTCCTTTCGCTATAATTTTCGGATTCTCTGCAATATAATCCAGCGTAATCGTATCGTGTTTATCCTCAGGAATATGGTGTTCAATATACGTCGCCTCGATATCAGGGAATCCCTGTAAAGTCTTATTCGCCATTGCTCTTAGAAGTGTCGATTTACCCGCGCCATTATGGCCTAAAATACCATAGGTATGATTGAGTTTTAACTTCAAGGGTGTCTGGTGTAGGAGAACACGAGTACCATAGGCGAGAGAAAACATACAATCGCATAGATTCTCTTCATTTTCTTCGGGGTCATGTTCATAAACAGTAATCGTATCAATCAATGTTTTAGAAATAGCAGCAGATATGGTTTGTCTAAGACTACTATCCGAAATGAGTTGCGAGAGATATGGAGAGATACACGATTCATATAGTGAAGGATCTCTTATTTCATATTTCACAAGATTTAAAACAAGTTGGATGGAATATTGAATAATAGGGGCGTCTAGTGAAACACTTGATGAATCTGTCTTGGAAATCTCATCCGAATAAAGTGTAAAACAAGATTCTCTTGTTACACTATCGACGAGTTTCGTATTCGCCTGTTCATAGACTTTATTCAGGGTATTCTTAGACCTTGTACAGACATTTCGTACTTCCTCAATCGCGATTTCATTAATACCCTTATCGAGAATCCAAGTGAGTTTCTCATAGAAAATACGGGCATAGACAGGATTTTTGATGAGTTTACAAAGGGTATCCATGACAACGGCTGCCTTACGCTGACAGACAACTTTCTTCTCTCGCATAGCACGGACAAGCATAGGTATCAATAAACTCAATGTAGGAATATCGATATCGTTCACAAAGGGTGTAGAAGCGAGAGTTTCTAGGGCAGCTTCGGTCTTGATCGATGGATTCATATATCCATCAATCATCGCTGAAATAATCGGTTGGATATCGACATTTTCGATGGTTTTACAAATTACGGCCCAACATTCTTCGACTGCGATCTTTATTTCTTTTTTAGGTTCGGATGAAAGAGTAATGAGAGATTCTGTAATCAAATATAAATTTGAAGAAATAATCGATGGATGGATTTCGGCATATTTACAAATCATTTTCAACCCTAAAATCTTCGATTGGTATTTGACTCCTTGAAATACAGTAGAAATCGCTGCGAATATGGATTCAAATGCATAAGGATTCAATACTCGAATAATATCTTCACAAATAGAATCTACTGAAGTCTGGTGTGTTTTTTCGGAACCAGTATCTAATAACGCTGGAATAATCGCGATTAAATCGGGTTCCGAACCTACTTGAAAGTTGTTTACGAGGGCCTGAATCTGTTCAATAGCATTTGTTTGGGAAGATAAATCTTTTACAGATAAACTTTTAATGATATCTTGTGTCATTATGTATAGTTAATCGTATTATGTTTTTAACTCTTTTCTAAAATTTGTTTTTGGTATTTATGTTATTTATATAGGGGCTTCATAAATAAATATATTATTTATGAAATTTATTATATGAAATCTACCAAAGGTTATTTATCCAAAGGGTATTTATCCAAAGGTTATTTATCCAAAGGTTATTACATCTACCATAGCGGACGCTGTTCTGGTTCCACATATAATGGTTTCGGTAATACGAGAGGTGTTCTATCACATATGGATAGCTGGGCTAATGGTTTTATCTGTGGATAAACATCCGATTTTGGATGAATTAGATTCGTTGTTCCTACACCACGTAAAAAGGATTCTACATCGACAGAATTATCTGAGAGAAGGGTAGGTGGGAGTCGAGAAGGAAGGAGTCCATCACCAGCAAAATGGGTAGTAATTGCCTGTCCATTAGGTTGATATGTATAAGCTTGGTGGGTTCGCGAATGTTCTAAAGACCATTGTTCTAATTGATAATTTCCTTGTGTATTTTTATTTCTTGTGGAAGCCATCTATTTATTTTTCTATTTAATATGTCGAGAGATTTTTATTTTTTAGATCGAGTTTTTCTGGATTTTCTTGGTTTCCTCTTTTTATTAGATTTTCGTTTTATAGGAAATGGAGTTGTCAATAATCGGCGTTTCATAAAAAAAGGCGTATCATTATAATGTCCCTGAATAATTTATTTATCATTTGCAATAGTATTCTGGACTTCATTATCTTGGACGACTTTACCATTTACTTGTGCGAATGTCTTTGTATAGGAATTCGAAAATGTTTGTATTTTTGGTAATGTTTGAATCTGAGGTTTCATATAAAATATAGGAATATATTTTATTATATTTACGCTTGAATATTTGAATCTGGTAAAATATCACGGTCTAAATTATCTAAGAATTGATTTGCTTGTTTTAATTTTTCAAAAATTGATATTTTTCCAGATTTTGTTGTTTCCCAACATTTTTTTAATTTCGGATGTCCTTCTACTCTAAAATATTCCCGTGATTTATTATTTTTTTTATCATAAATATTAACATAATAAACAACATATTTACGTAACATTTCGTGTGTAATTCCTTCAGGCAAAGGTCGTGCATTACTTTGTCGTGTTCTTTTTGTATTAGGCATAATTCCTCTTGAGTTATTCTCTTGTTCTTCTCTCGTAGCAATACGTAAATTATCCATACAATTATTTAATGGATTACGGTCAATATGGTCGATACTTACTTTAGATGTTCCTCTGCCATTTCCAAAACAATCCATTACTAACTGATGCATATAAATAGATGTATTAGAATTAGGTATATGTGCGGCGATATAACCATTCTTTCCCAAATACCAAGTAAGTGCTCCATTATACATTCGTTCATATTCTTTTATAATTAAAAATGCATTTCTACATAGTTTAACAATAGTTTCTTCCTCACAAAACATTAAAAATATTTCTTTATCATTTTCTCGAATAATCCATATGGGGTTTTTCATTAATCCAGCGTGTCTTCCTAGTGTTTTTATATGACCATTAATACAACCAGTTACAATATAATTTGTGAACATTGTGTGATTAATATCACTATACATACGATCAGTGATTTGTGGGATGATTACGGACATTTCCTATATTATACCTAAAGATTTATTTTTAAATAATTTGAACGAATGTATTTTATTCAATTATTCCTAAAGATTGTATATTTCATTGTTTTTATATAGGACCCATTTTCTTGTTTTATAAGAATATCATCGCCAGTAAAGTCATATTTTTGTTTACGAAGAATACTACGTACTATATTTAAATAAGGTCGTTTACAAGGAAAATTCGGTTTAAATGCTGAAATAGTCGAACATTCAAATATTCGTTGTATTTCTTGTTTAAGACTCATAATTTTGGATTGTTTTTCTATATTTTCTTCTAATTCATTTAATAAAAATGTATTGTTATTTAATTCTAATATTCCTATTATTTTTTTACAAAGTTCTTCTCTCTCTGAATTATATTTTTCGCTTAGTTTTATTCTCATTTATAAAATTATATATTTAATCTTTATTTAATTTTTGCTTTTGTTTTCGAAAATGAAAATGCTTTTTATAAATGGATATGTATCAATATTATTATTTGAGATAATATTGATTTTATTTTTATGATTTTTATATTTTGTATTTTATGAGAGTTATAAGCAAGGAGTGCATATATGCAGTTAAACTTACGTTTAATTACTGTACGCGACGCCCGCCCTTTAGTACCCCTAAGTTTCCCTAGGGGAATGGACTGTATCTTAACCCGACTCAGGCTGCTTAGACCTTCTTCATCGAGCGACTACCGTTCAGTCTCTGACGGCTAACCATAGACTAGCAAAATCGTCTTTAGGTTATAACCATGCGGATTGCCCAATCTTCAACATTATTACCATACCTGAGTTCTATTCTCAGCCATGAGCAGGTTTCCCATACTCACTTGGTAGTTGAAGCTCTAAGGGGTTCCCCGAACAACAAGTAATCTTGCAAGGATTTCTCCTCACTAACAACTGACCATTAAAACAGGGGTCAAACCGAAGGATCCACAAACATAGCCTGTTTTGTTTGTGGCGGGTTGTTTTTCTGCACAATTCTTAATAATATTGAATATTTTATATAACAAATACTCAATAAAATCAAGTTTAATGCCGCTCATAACTCTTAATACGTTGTAATTAACAGCGTAGACGCGAACTTTAGCGGTAGCAGTTCCAGAAACGGTAGGGGAAGAAAGGACAAGCTGGAGGACAGCGTTATCGATTCTGGAGAAATTGCAACTCCCGCTTGGTTGGTGTTCCTCAGGGCGGAGAGCAAAGGAGTAGACATTGATACCACAGTCAGGGGCTCTGGTATGGTGTTGGTAAGGTTGGACCTGGTCGAAGTAGGATCCCTCACGCTCAGAGAAGCGGTCTTGGCCGTTAAGCTGGAGCTTAGCGGTGACGACAGGGTTCTCGCCCCAACAGTGCATGTCAAGGGCAGTCTCGGCAAGGACGAAGGAACCGGCATCAGAGACAGAAGACTCAGTAGCAACACCAGGTGTAGAAAAGATACCAGCAGAGTATCCAGTGGTATTCATCTCATCAGCACCAGGAAGGGTGAAAAGACCAGAGGTATTAACGAAGGCGTTAGCACCAGAAGTCTCGTTAGGTCCAGCGAAAGCGTGGATAGCGTTAGGGAGAGCATCGACGGCATCAGTATAGTTGAAAGGCTGGGCACCAAGGGTCTTGTAGAGAAGACCTTGGCTGTTGAGGGACGAGCAGTAGTCAACGTTAGCATCAGGCTGGACAACCCAGATAAGCTCCTTAACAGGGTGGTTGAAGTTGAGCTTGATCTTGTTGGACGAGGAACCGACAGATTCATCACCAGTGAACTGGAGCTGCTCAATGAGGTACTCGTGAGGGTTCTGGGCCATCTTTCTGCGCTCATCGGTATCAAGGAAGATATAGTCGATGTAAAGGGAGGCAGCAACAAGGGATTGTTGGTAGGCAGTGGTGACAGCAACAGAGGTAGCGGTAGAGGAAAGAGAGTTAGCAGCCCAGAGACACTCGCCGAGAGGGCGGATATCAAGGTTGATCTTGACCTCGTGGTATTGGAGAGCAATAAGAGGAAGAGCAAGTCCAGGGTTTCTGTTGAACCAGAAAAGAAGAGGAATGTAGAGAGTGGTCTCAGGAAGAGCGTTACGAGGAGCGCAAACCTGGGCAGGTCCACCGGTAGCAGCGCAAGGACCAGAGACAGCAGCGAAGGTAGGATCGGTGATGTAGGTAAGCTGAGTGGTGTTACCAATGAGCTTGAAGTATCCACGCTGTTGCTCAGATGTCATTGTGAGCTGGTTCCAGATGTGCATCCAGTCACCATATTGACGATCAATACGTTGACCACCGATCTCGACCTCGACCTGGGCAATAAGTTGCTCACCGATGTAGTCTAACCAACGGGCATAGACAGCGGTACCAGAGGCAGCCATCTGTTGGTTAATCTCAGGGAGAGTAACCTGGAGGTAGGTACGGTAGGCAAGATCTCCATTTCTGGAGATGGTGCAGGTAACACGGCGACCGAAATCGGCTTGGCCAGAGAAAGTCTGTTCAATGGATTCCATGGCGAAGTTAGTGTGACGGCGGTAAGAAACTTTCCAGAAAGTGATCTCAGGGGTTCCAGTAAGGAAGACGTCTTGGGCGCCATAGGCGACGAGTTGTAAGAGAGCACCACCCATTTTAGGTTATATACTTCCTAAAGATAATAATTTCGGGAAAAAACACATTAATTCATTAATAAAATATATTATAAAATAATAAGTTTATGTTGTTTTATAATAAAATAACAACATAATAAGGTTAATAATATATTCGATTCTAAAATATGAATCCCACATACTAGAAATATATTTTATTTTATTCATTTTCAGTTTTCCTAAACAGAATCATTTTTTTGTAAATACAAATTGTGAATATTTAAATTATTATAAATGAATTTTTCTAAATAATCAGATTTATAAATCTCTCGTTTTCCCTCATGTTTTTTGGTAAAAATATATTCATCATCATTCTTTTGGACTTTCCATCCATAATTCAATGCATTCATAATAAATACCATTTTTTGAAAATCTGTTTTAGAAAGTTTTATATGGTCTTCAAGTAAGGGTCTTTCCATTTTTCTTAAACAAAGTAAAATATATATTGACTTTCTATTTAGTATTTTATGGTTTTACGGATTAATTTATTCGATATTTTCTTAGTATATTTTTTATTATATTTTTTATTATGGTTTTTACTATAGTTTTTAATATTGTGTATATATTTTCGTGTAATTTTATGAGATTTTCCGCCAAGTGATTCGGGAGTCAATACTTCTGTAGTTAATAATTTTTTATTTAAATATTCCGGGTGATTAATAAAATCTGTAATTCCCAAAACAATTGGAATATTAAAATTATAGACAAGTAAATTACTTTTAAATATTTTTTCTTCACCAGTGACTACTCTATAATATCTACTATCAAGTGAAGTAGAACGTCCATTACATATTTGTATAAATTGACTATGTAGTGATTCTAAATTGACTGTTGTAATTCGTTTTTTACGAATTGTCTCAATACTTAAAACTCGACTATAGTATCCAGATTCAATAGCAGATTCTTCGCTAACACCATTACATAATAATATATTATCAATAAATAATCGGTTAAATACGGAAAAATAAATAATAAATAATTTACATGGGTCATAATCGTGTGTAAAAATATAATGGATTAAAAATTGTAATTTTGTAAAATTTTCAGATGCAGTGCTAATAAATGTATTTGTAAAAATATCAATAATATATCTGAAATCATTTACTGATAAACTTCCATCGAAATAATCGAAAAATAATTCAAAGATATTACTAATATAAATAAAAAACTGATTTTTATTTTCTACTAATGCTGACGTTCGCGTATCTTTTAATAATTCCTTATCAAATACTATATTTGGATTTCTGTCGCCTTCACTATAGTTTATTTCATATCCGCTCAATTTTAAAAACATACCAAATAAAAAACATATTGCTATAAAATTACTTATTGAATGATATATTTTTTTTAAATCTGCATTTTCAAATATTTTCTTATAATATTTTTTTCGATTATGTTTATAGTCATTATCTTCTTTATCGATTTGTAATAAATCAATAGTTTCAAATAATTTATTGAAATAGTCACAAACATTAGTTATATAATTTATCATATTTTCTAATATTTCAGATTTAATTTCATCGCTTATTTCGATACTAAAAATCAAATCTTTAAAATTATTAAAATCTAATGGATTTATGGCTAAGTCAATTGGCGTACCTGCCGAATCATCATCTTCAAATTCATAACCACTTAATAATTTATCAGTAGTGGAAGTAAATAAATTTGTTAATGTAATAAACTCACTTAATAATTGGGACTGAATACTTTTTTCAAGGTTATCAATATAATCACTTGAAAATGATTCTTCTCTAACATGAAAACTTGCGCCACCAACTATTAAACTAGGAATTAATGCAGTTATTTCACGAATATGTGCTTTTAATGAAATATGATAAGCTGCGTTTGCCTCACCATAACTACCATCACTTACTTCAGTATATTCTTGAGTAACAATATGATATAACCAAAAGCATATTTGGTCATTAATATCAGAAAAGGAGGTTATATCTTTTTTATCAAAATAAATTAATTCTTTACCGCTTAATTTATGTATAAGACTAGTAATAATTTCAAAAATTCCTTTCTTTTCATATTCATCACGATAATTAACTCTGTCTTTTTGACCAGTAATACGTCCAGTATCATAACTTAATATATTTATAAATAACAATTTAATCGAATCTAACACTTTACCATCATATAAACAATAATGTCCATCTGTGAATTGGTTTAATTTAATCGGAATTTTTATAGAAGACGCATATTTTGCATAATTAGTAAGAGTTACACTTTCTCCAAATACTATCGATATTTTATCAAAATAGTCGAGAGAAATACCTTGCATTTGCTCATTTATTTTAGTTGCTTTTGCAATATAATCTGCTTTTTTAACAGCATTAGTTAATGTACTTACATCTATACCAATAAGACTATCAATTTCAGCTCTATTTGGTAATACTATTTTGGATTCGGTTTTTGTTATTCTTTCAATTTCGTCTTTCGATTTTTTTAATAATTCAATAGCTACATATGTAAGTATTCTCTCAATATTTATATTCGATTTACATTTAAATCTAGATGTATTCGGATTTTCTGTTTCAGGTATTGATAAACTAGTATCTAAGCCAGATTTAAATTCGTCTATTTTTGTATTTAACGCATCAATACTTTGTAATTTTTCCTTTATTTCTAAAACTTGATTAATCGCTCCATCAAATGGAGTTAATGGTACACTTTTAAACCGATAAAGAATGA